CAGCGAGGCGGTCTCGCTCTGAGCTGTCGAAGGTCATGGCTGCGCCGTTCTTCAAATTGATCTCGGCCACAATATCAGGCTCTGAGAACTCCGCGTCACCACCGCAGGTGCGCATCTGGAGGTCTCTGTCCACGTTGGTCTTTACCGTGAGGCTCTCGTAGTATCGCAGGTACTTCGTCGAGATTGTTGGTGAACAGCCTGCGAATTCATAAGCACGCGAAAGGGCGGCTGCGCGGGATACCGACTGGCACCCGGCACGGTCCTCCTTCTTGAAGTACTCAATCATTGACGGGCTGCACGAGATGCCTGCACGTGCAAAGCAACGATCCACTTCCGGCATCAGAACGCCAGTTGGACCATCATTGTCCAAGGCCATGTAGTAGCCGGTGAAAAGTGCACGCTTCTCACGAATAAAGATCTTCATGTTGAAGCCGAGTCGTTCCCATCTCTGCATCAGAGACACGTACAACTCACTCTTCTCCTCAATTCGTGGTGTGGTGGAGAGGATGCTGTCATCTCCCTCGAAAGCACTGGCAATCCACCGCAAGGTGCCCGTGTGGTCGTTGCCGTAACGAACATCGGGATCGAGAAAAATCTCAGGTTTCTCGAAAATCGCACAGTGCCAGCAAACAAAGTTCACCCACCAGTTGAGGCATGAAGTCCCGCGATGGCCGCTCCGGCGAATGGCGTCGATAAGAAACTTTCGGAATTCTCCGTTCTTCTTGAAAGTTATCGTGAGCTTATCTAACACCGATATGTCGCCGTGAGCGTCAACCCAGCTATCAGGCTGTGCCATCATGACTTTCAAGATGGAACCAACGTGAATGATCACTGGGTTTTCAACGCAATCGCGGAGGTGGATGCTGCAGGTCGTGTCCCACGCGGAACCATCGCCTTCGAAGATGGAGACGCCTGGCGGTGGCATCTTACTGAAGCCAGTCCGCTGTCCGGCTTGCGTCTTCGTCTTCGCGTAGGCGGCTTTCGGCGCGCGGAGTTCGCCAGCAACTCGCTCCATGGCAGGGCGCTTCCCAAGACCCTTGATGGTCTTCTTTGGGAGGTGCTTCTTGATCAGATCCTCAATGCAGCAGATGGTGAGGAGGGCTAACACTTGCCCCTCATCTCCGTCTGCAATGAGCATACGCGGCGCCTTGCCCTCAGGCATTGGCTCGAGCTTGACATCACAAGACAACTTGAAGCTCGGCTGTATGCGGCAGCACAAGCCTTCAATGGCTCTTGAGAGTCGATCCTCGGTCCACTTGCCTGACTTCAAATCAGCGAAGAGGTGTTTCTCCCACCAAGCAGTCACACGTCGTGCGCTGAATAGTGAGCGGCGCGGGTCATCACCGATAGCTTCAGAGACCATCCTGCCTAGGAGGGCCTTGTCGTCTTTGGTCGCGGTGAATGGGCGCTGCTTCTTCGTGATCCGATTGTCGATTGCTGATTCGACATTTGCTGCTTCCTTTGCGTACACATTTGGTGGATCGGTCACAGGTAAGGACACCACCCCAACGATCTGCTTACCGTTGGATGGATCTGTTGATTGACCGACCACTCCGACTCCTGCCTCGTTTTCGACGACGCGGTCTTGTCGCTCGGCGCGAATTTGTGAATCTTCTGCGCTGACTCCGCCAAGCGGGTGTAAGTCGTCGTTTCCGTGGCCAGGTTCTACGTAGCCTAGATCGTTGCGTGGAGGCCCACTAGAAGAGGTGGGCTCGGATGGGGTTGTTGTTGGGGACGGGACATTGGCATTGGTTGTCGTCGGAGCGGGTAGTGTGAAAATCTTCGGGTCGAAAGCTCCGTCCTTAATGCATTGTTGTAGGCACTGGGCAATGCACTGCTCCGCGAACTGGTGCTTGATCTCCTCCGCTGAGCGGTAATTCAACTGAAGAAGCTTGTCTGGGTGCGACGGACTTCCACTTACTGCAGAGTTCGGTATGGCGAAGAGTCGACAATTGAACTTGCAAAACGTGAATGTCTTGTACGGCCTCAGGTCCTTGCGGTCGAAAGTCATGCAAGCTTCCTCGCGTGTCTCTCGAACTGCAGTATCTTCATCTGCTTCTCCAGAATCCTTCTTCCCGCATGGTAGTGTGATCATTCCAGCTCGGGGCTTGCCCGGTGGCTCGACGCCGCACAGAATCTTTCCATCTGGGGAGTAGATTATCACCCCTGCGCTTGCGACTGTCGCACCCGCGCTGCCTTGCTTGAGATCCAGTCTCACTTGTTTCTGCAAGAATGAGCAGCATGGGAAGCACTGGTAGATGAACTTCATCCAGGAGCCGTTGCATCGGTACTGAGTGATCGCCCATGCTCCTAGCGTCCGCATCGTTACATCATCTGGCGTGTGCGACGGCCAAATAACGGATGCGTGCTGGAACACAATTGCACTCTGCACCTTTGACTTGCTTTCTGCATAGGTCTGGTTCATGATCACCTTGTCGAGCTTCGCAAACTCTTCTCCAGTGATATTGACCACGACCTTGCGTTGAAGGCTGGCAGGTTCGCATGGACAACAGAACGTGTCTGGCATGTGAACCCGGATGGTGTACATTCCAGGCCTCTCTCGGGCGATCTTGAACATCCATGGTTCAATGTCCCTTAGGCTTGTGGTGTTCACAAGAGACAACGGCAGCGTCATCTCCTGGTGTGCTTCGAGTCACGTCTGATCGATATGCCTCTAACACGCGTTTGGTCTTGTAGCCCCCGACCGAAGTCAGGCCAGTCGACCAGGCTGGATT